AATGAGGTTTGAAAATCGCCGCGCTTCCCTTCAAGGAAAGCCTTTGTCGCTTCGTCGATCTCTGCCCGAATGAATCCTTCAAGCGGTGTAGCTTGCTGTACGTTTATGCCAAGAACTTCTGAGGCACCTTCAATGATCTGCTTAAGTTCAAAAAATGTATGTGATTCTGCATCAGCCAATAACTTGGACCGACGTTTTTTGTTTGTTGTGTCAGGGCAGCGCATCAGCCGAGCGGAATCAGCCGGGACAGCCGGGTCAAAGATCAGACCATGCGCCGAACACAAACTCTTGAATGTCTTTGCTACTACATTCCAATCAGCAGCCTCGACCGCTTCGGTGAAAGGCCAATAGAAATGCAAGCCATACCCTGAATCAACGATGACGCTTTCAGGCAGGCCAACTGCTTCAATGAACTTAAGAGTTTCTTCTAAGCCTTCTTTCTTATTGTCGTAGTTGTTCTTTTTATCCCGACCCTTGCAGTCGATGTCTAGGAATAGAGCGCGTACTTGCAGGCATTCTTTTTGAACTCGCCTCTGTCCTTCGTACACCCCCGGTGTGAAATAAACATTATTACCCTCAACACTTTTGAGATCATTTACGACCTCGACTATTTCATTTTTATCTTTGAGTAAATAAGTTTTTACGACTCCGTTGTTAATAGAAGCAACACAGTAATGGCCTTGGTCTGGAAGTATTTTTTCATAGAACTGCTGCACGGAAGTCCCCGAAAATTAGGGGGAGCCGAGGCCCCCCCTTCCGCTGCATTAGATAGATTTACTGTGCTGGAGCGCACAGCGATTCAATGAACTTATCCCCTTCGATCCGATTGATCTTAGGAAGTTCCCCGGAGTCCAAAGATTTCTTGATAACTTCCACGAACTTTTGCACTTCGGGGCGGCGCTCCTCTCGGATCTTGCTGCCCTTCATCCAGCGGTACACAGCGCCTCGGGTGACGCCAACAACCTTAGCCACACTCGCGGGGGAAATCTTCGCCTCGACGCAAAGCTTTGCAAACTCAACGCTCAGGGAGTTGAACTCCCCTGCCTCCATAGCTTGCACACGCTCCACGGTTTTGCGGTTGTGGGCGGGTTTGTTCCGCCCCTTACCAATCTTGTCACTCATTCTTCGTCCTCATCATCCCCAAGCTCTTCGATCAGGGCACGGATTTTAGCATCCTTATCGGACGAATCGGCAACAGGCTTTTCGACTTCCCGCGCTTTCTTAACCACCGGAACGATTTCTTCAGCGTCCTCAACGTCCTCAACCGGGGCGGGTTTGGCCTTGGCAGTAAGGGCGGGGGTGGAGGCGACGACCTTATCAGTCTGTGCCACAGTCAAGCGCAGAGCGTTCAGAGCAGCAGGATCTTCCGCACGGGAACGGATGATGTTGTACTCATTTTCCTTCAGCGCCTTAACCGGACGGAAGTTGATACGGCCCTTGTTAACCAAGTCAAACTTCATCTCGGTCACGGCTGCACCGACCGGCACTCCGTTGTTGCCAAGGTACTGGACGTAGGGTTTCAGCGGCCACTTGTTCGGTTCGCCTTGCCCGTACACAGACGTAGCAGGCAGGTTGAACTGATAGATCGCCCCATCAAGATCGTTCTCCAACACGACCGCCAGCTTACGGGAGGTACGGCAAGCCTTCCCTTCACCTGATGCAGACGACCCCTTGATGTTGTTGGGGCACTCAGCACAGGTCTTGGACTGAGGGGTGGATACGCCAGCATCCGGTCTGACATTGTCAGAAGACCAGCACTGAGGAGGTTTAGACTCACCCTCTTTGTATGCACCATCATAGAAGGTACGCGAATCGTTCTGTGCCATACGCACAATCACGACGTTAATGAAACGCTCCTCGCGGGTGGCGATAACCTTGCCGTCCACGATCATGCTGAAAGCGCCATTGGCAGTGGAGATACGGTGACCGCCCCGGTTACCGCCCAGCATTGACTTGGTATCTTCGTCAAGCTCGACGTTTTTGAGGTAGGAGGGAAGACCGCCTTGGAAAATAGTAAGTTCGCTCATTTAATTTTTCCTTTGTTTTGTTCGAAAGTTTTTTTAACCGCCAACATCACTTGCTCAAACAACGATTCAAATTGTTCAGGGGAAGTAAACTTTATACTCTCCCCGGAAAACTGTACTTCAACTTCTCCGTAATCAGCGTTATAGCTGATCCAAGCCATCTCATACTCTTCTTGGTCATTACTAAGAGAGACTTTCCAGATATCTGTTTTGGTTTCAAAAATCATTTAGCTTTCCTCACAACAACCGCATACTCGCGGTGAACATTCAGACCCTCCGGCCTGAGATCAGGATTAGACTCCAAAAACTCTTTGATAGCTCCTTGATGGATGCGTTTTTCGAACAGGTCGAACGCATCATGCTCTTTGACAAAGGCGCGGAACGATGACCAATCGTTCGTAAAGTAACGCTCTTTGACCACACGGGATGCGGTTCCAAACGGGGTCTTCACCCCATCCGCACCAGACTCTCTGCAAAAATCCAGCAGCTTAGATTCAATCGTAGCTACCTTATCCAGCAGCACAGCATCTTGCGCTTCGTACTCTGACTTAAGAACTGCGCGGGCATCACGCAGCTTGATGTAGGCTTTGACCAGCTTGTCGGCAGGTATGGTGTCCATGTGTTCCTCGGTAAGGTATTGATTTAACAGCGGAGTATTAGTGTACCACGACTGTTCTTTAGAGTCAAGGGTTGAGTGTGACTAAAATGTAAATCATGCCTCCTTGTAAAGAGCTACCAACTGCTCATGCAGGTTCTTCTTGTCTTGGAGGGCCTTGTAAATCTTGCGCTCGATAGGACTGCCCTGCAAGTGCCATACAGTCATCTTGTTCTTCTGACCAACTCGGTCGATGCGAGCGATACATTGTAGGTATGTCTCTACAGACATGACGGGTGACCAAAAGATGATGTTGTCCGCAGCAGTGAGAGTGACTCCATGCGAAGCGGATTGGGGCTGGATGACTAGAACTTTCGGGTCCGGGGATGTTTGGAATCTTTGGAAAATTTCAGTGCGGTTTCCAAGAGAGACATCACCGTTTATTACTTCTGCCCGGATTCCATTTTTATCTAAGAAATCCTTAACTACCGTGATCGTATGGCGATAGGGCACAAACACCAGTGCCTTGTTCTCCGTCTGCTCAAGCACTTCCTCCAGCACCCGTAATCGATTGGATACATCGAACTCAAGGACATCGCTTTCATCTGTATATACAGCGCCACCGGATATCTGTAAAAGTTTCTGCAATTGTGTCGCGGCATTTATAGCAGTAACTTCCTCACCGGAAGCGGTAAACAACATTTCGTTCTTGAGCTTTTCGTAGTATTTCGATTGTTGCGCGGTCAAACTCACATCCCGCGTCATGTACATCACTTCCGGCAAATCCAAGCATTCGGCTTTCGTGAACCTGATCGCGGGTTGTAGTGCTGCATGAACAATCTCTTTGGCTTTCGGTTTTGGTATCCATTTGAACTGTGTAAGTTTCTGCATTGTTAAGTCTTGCCATGCCCCCTTAGTTCTCGGGATCTTGTCGGGGCATACCAGCTTTGCCAGCCCATAGGCATCAAGTGGCGACTGTGCGGCAGGGGTTCCAGTCATTAGCCACAGCCTAGTGTCGGGCTTAACTATCTTATTTAAGAGCTTCCACCTTCTTGTGGATGTGTTCTTTAGGTTCGTAGCCTCATCACAAATGATTAGATCAAACCCCGCTGCAAGTATCTCGTCTTGGACAATCTCGATTCCGTCGTAGTTGATAATTACGAACTCCGCATCCCCGCTTACGACAGCCTTCCTTACTTTTGCATTACCGTATGCGACTTCTACCTTGCGACTCATTACGGTCTTGAACAGATCCGCTTGCCATGCTGAAGACATGATCGACAAGGGGCAGACAATCAGCACACGTTTAACCTTGCCCAGCTTCATCAGATAGTCCGCTGCCCATGCAGCAGATGCCGTCTTACCTGTCCCCGCCTCGTTAAGCACAAAGCAACGCTTGTGCATGGTGAGAAATGAAGCTGTTTCTTTTTGGTGCTGGAACGGGGTGAACATTCCGCTCCATTTGTACCGACTTTCTATGGGGGATGGAGTCTTTTTGAACCCCAGATTCTTCAGGACAAGCGTTTCATCTAGCCCCCAATTGACAGCCACCTGATACATCCTCCCCTTCGGGTGATCCATCTCATCCACAACCCGACTCTTCGGTATAGAGGAAGTAATCTTCGCAGGGTTGTGCGTGTTGATAAGTAGCAGTTTGTTTTCTATGACTTCCATCAATTCACCTAAAAGGAAAAAGGCGAATAGGGCGAATACGGTTTCCGTATTGCCCTACCAAACCTGCACAGCCTGACGATCTGAGGAGAGTGACCCGCTGCACTGACGGTGTTTTATACCATGTACCT